TTCCGGTATGCAAGGCAATGCTGGACCTTGGTCCTGAATGGCTTGACAGGTATGTAAGAACCATCCTCTACGAAGCCATCGCGAACGGTCTTGAGGACGGCATAATCAATGGCCGCGGTACTCACGAATCAATCGGGATATATGAACCCATCGGTATGATCCGCAACCCGGATCAGATCGGCAGAAGTGGGCATGAGGCGAAAGCTGCAATTCCGATATCCGATTTTTCTCCTGAAACTTATGGCGGTCTGATAGCGCAGTTGGCAATGGGGCCCAATAATCTATACAGGGCTGTGTCGGAAGTAATACTGATCTGCAACCCGGTTGACTATTACACGAAGGTTGCGCCGGCGTCCATGTACCAGCAGGGTGACGGAACTTGGGTGAACAGGTTCCCGTTCCCGACCAGGGTTGTACAGTCTGCATGGGTTGCACCTGATACTGCTGTTCTCGGTATTGCAAGGAGGTACCTTGCGGTACTCGGCACCGGAAGGGATGGAAGGATCGAGTATAGCGACGAATATCGCTTCCTCGAAGATGAGAGGGTATACCTGATCAAGCTGTATGGCACCGGCTGTCCGAAGGATAATACCAGCTTCCTGTATCTCGACATTTCCGGTGTTAAGCCTGTTGCTCCGATCGTGCGCGTTGCTGACTATGTTGATGCTCGCCTGTCTGCTATCAGCCTTAAGGACAAGAAGAACCAGGCTGTCAACATAGGCGTGTTCAACGAAAACGTACATGCTTACTATGCTACAATCGCTGACGATGCGCAGGCGGAAGACAACGATACAGCATCCCTGACCGTGACCGCTAAAGACCCGAACGCAACTATCGTGGTGAAGAACGGCTCAACCACAGTACCGCCGTCCAACGGTGCGTACTCTCTGACCCTTACCGCAGGCGCAAACGTAATCACCATTACCTCCACTGTAGGTGCAACTGAGCAGGAAGCATATGTGCTCGTTATCACCTATACGCCTATAGTGCCTACAGTTTAGGTGATGCCGTATGAGAGTTAAAGTCATAATGCCTTTCAAGGACAAGTATAAAAAGGTTGTCTATCAGAAAGGACAGGAAATAGAAGTAACCAACGAGCGGTTCGAGGAAATCAACTCGGCCGCTCTTGGCCCATTTGTTGAGGCAGTCGTCGAGCCAAAAGAACCGACAAAGCCTGCAACAAAGAAATCAACAACAAAGAAAAACAAGAAGTAGGTGATATCATGTCGGCACTGCCGGAAGGACTGCTGACGGCAGTCCGAAATTACCTTGATATAACCTGGGAAGATCCTGCCGGAGATGAGAAACTTTCCGGCATTATCGCCCGGGGGATTAAATACATCAACTCTGTTGCAGGTGCTGAGCTTGACTATACCGTTGAGGACAAGCCTCGGGAGCTGCTTTTTGATTATTGCAGATACGTGCGTTCCAATGCCCTTGACGAATTTCAGAATAATTATCTGCATGAGCTTCTTTCACTCCAAATCAGTCAGGAGGTGAAGGACTATGCAGAAGCCTCAGACGTTTAACGACGGCGTGGCAAACATCTACTCAGTGGGCAACATAGCGCCTCCGGGAGGGATGCCAAAAGACGGGCTGCAGCTCAAAGTTGCTTATCTGCGGTACAAAGAGCGCACGGTTGGCATGTCCCGTTACTGGACAGCAATGCAGGCACAGGCGAGGATTGACCTTGTATTGAGGATGCCGCAGCTCCGGAACGTATCTTTGCACGATGTTGTTATTCCTGTAGATGGCGAACAATATCGCATCGTACAGATACAATACCCCGAGGATGTGGAGCCGCCAGTAATGGATTTGTCGCTGCAGAGATTGGAGGTGGCCTATGAAATTGAATGATTTCAAAGCTCGCCTTCTCGCCATCGGCCCGCCTGTCTTTCACTATTTTGCTACTGGCCAGACTGGAAACTATATCGTATGGGCAGAGGACGGAGAAGGTGACACGGTCCATGCTGACGGACAGAAGGTCGAGCGGACAATCACCGGCACAATCGACTATTTCACAAAGACAGAGAACGATCCAGTTGTGAAGCAGATAGAGACTGCTCTCGATAGTGCTGACGGTTTGGCTTGGTATCTAAACTCCATCCAGTACGAGCAGGATACCGGATACATCCACTATGAGTGGGTGTTTGAAATCGACGGTGCCGAGGAGGTGGACGACGATGGCTAAGATGTCCGTATCCGGCTTGGATGAGTACATTGATAAGCTATCGACGCTGGGGTCAAAGATGCCGGAAGTGGCAAAGCGTGCCGTGCAGGCGGGCGTCAATCCTCTGGCCGATGAAGTCCGGAAGCAACTGGAGAAGAACCTCCAGGGATCCAAATACTCCACTGGCGACCTGCTCAATAGTCTTGGCGTCACACCTGTCGGCGTTGATAAAAACGGTGTCTACAACGCTAAGGTCGGCTTCTCCGGCTATGACCGGAAGGGCGTGCCAAATGCCCTAAAAGCTCGTGCAATGGAAAGTGGCACATCAAGGCAGCCAAAGAAACCATTTATGCGCCCGGCGGTGAACCGGGCAAAGAAACGAGTCCTAGAAGAGATGGGCAGATCCATTGATATGGACCTGAAGATATATGCAGAATGAAAGGAGTGATAAGGTTTGGCACAGATAGGATTGAGATATCCTGTATATGCGCCTCTTGTTGAGGATGAAGCGGCTGGCACATATGCATACGGCACCGGGAAGGTAGCGGCAAAGGCGATTGGCGTTGAAATGAGCCTGAATATCGCCGATGCGCCTTTATATGCCGATGACGGAATAGCCGAAAGGGTCAGAGAGTTCATTGATGGCACACTTAACTTCACGCCGGACGATTTGTCCGATGAAGTAAAAGCTGAATGGCTTGGGAGCGAAATTGAGGAAGAGACCATTGATGGGGAAACCACTGTAAGTGTACTCAAGAGCACCACCCAGGATATGCCCGGCTATTTTGGTTTCGGGTTCATAGTTCCGAAGGTGAAAAACAACGTCAGGAAATATCGCGCTATACTCTTTGCAAAGGTTCAGTTTGCGGAACCTAATGAGAGTGCTCAGTCAAAGGGCGAGAGCATTTCTTGGCAGACCCCCGGCATCGAAGGCAAAATCATGAGGCGAGTTGATGAAATTTGGAAGGAAGAGATCACAGCGGATACACTCGCACAGGCCAAGGCCTGGCTTAATATGAGGCTGAACATAGGTGCCGGTTCCGGTGCCGGTGAATAATCAAAGGGAGGTGGATGGGGCAGGTTTATCCTGCCCTTTTTGCTATGGGCAAATACGGTATTCCTATCACGCTCGATATCGAGCGCCATATGATCTTCAATCTAAACGTCCTTGAAGCTTGCATTGAAAGATACCAAAACATGGATGACATACTGAACGCATTTTCAAATATCAAAGCCGCAAAAGAGATTGGCCTGCTGATGATTAACGAAGCCACAGAAATGTGGAACGAGGACCACCCTGATGCAAAGAAGCCTCTGATCCAAGACGAGAAACACCTTGGAAGACTTCTCGCTGGTATTAACAAAATTACCGAGTTCACGAACAAAGTCCGCGAAGCCATGCTTGATGGCCTGCCGCAGGATAAGGTTCAGGAAGTCGAGGAAGTTGAAAAAAACTTGCGAGCGGCCGCGCAGAAGAAGATGACTGGGACGAAGCAGAGCAAGTAATAGATAATGTGCGGCCGCTTGTTGTCCGGATGCGGAATATTGGAACGGCGCTACTTAATCTATCCGAAAAGGAAGCAGGCAGAAAAACAATAAGGGAAATCGATGAGCGATACAAAGACTATCGAATTTTAATGGGATTAGATAAGCCTTCAAGTCCTGATTTATTAATCCCAGAGGATGTGATGTAAATGGCTAATAATATTGGCGCAAGGGTAGAACTTGCCGGAGAAAAAGAATTCAGACAAGCCTTGTCGCAGATAAATACTGGCTTAAAAACGACGGCCTCCGAACTGAAGCTGGTTACCGCAAGGTATTCAGAAAATGCTGATTCTGTTGCCGGATTAACTGCTAAAAACGAGGCCTTGCAGAAAAAACTCGACCAGCAGCGCGAGAAGGTTGAAACCCTCCGCAAGGCCCTGGAAAATGCCAAGGTTCAATACGGCGAAACCGACACCAAGACCCTGAAATGGCAGCAAAGCCTGAACCTTGCCGAGGCCGAGCTCATTCAGACAGAAAAAGAAATTCAAAAGAATTCCGAAGCTCTCCAACAGGCTCAGAAGGATATGGAGAAGTTTGGACTTGCAGAGGATGAGGTCAGGGACAAAACCAAGGACATTGGCAACATCATCGCTGACTTCGCAAACAAGCTCGGCATAAACCTGCCTGCCGGAGCCGATAAAGCTATCCGCGCTCTGGACAATACCAAAGCATCCACTATTGCCCTTGTTGGTGCTGTTGCTGGCCTTGTCAAAGGCTTTGCAGATGCAACAATCCAAACGGCAAAGACTGCCGATGAAATCCTGACACTTGCGTCCACATCCGGCCTTGCTACCGATACCATTCAGAAAATGAACTATGCGTCAGAGTTGCTGGACGTTTCCACAGAGACAATCACGGGCAGCATGACCAGAATGATTCGCTCTTTGAGCCAAGCCCAGAAAGGAACTGGCGATGCTGCCGATGCGTTCCGCAAACTACATGTCGGGATCCGGGATAGCAACGGACAGCTTAAGGATGCGGAAACAATGTTTTATCAGGTAATTGATGCCCTTGGCCGGGTTAGAAATGAAACCGAACGGGACGCTCTCGCCATGCAGATTTTCGGACGTTCTGCTCGTGAGCTGAACCCGCTCATTGAGGCCGGTAGCAGCGCACTCAAAGAACTGGGCGACGAGGCCGAGCGCATGGGGTATGTCATGGATGAAAACACCCTGCAAAAATTTGGCGCACTCGATGATGCAATGCAAAGATTCAACAATCAGACTACGACATTTAAAAATAGCATTGCTATCGTTTTATTGCCGGTACTTACAGGCTTTTTTGAGGTACTTAATAAAATTGATCCCAAAGTAATTGCAACAGTTGCCATAATAGGAAGCATAGCTGCTGTTGCGATAACAGTAGTAAAAGCAATAAAAGACGTCACAGATGTTTTTAAGGCCTTCGACATACAGAGCCTAAAAACAACAGCCATAGTTGTTGGAGTAGTTGCTGCATTAATAGCTTTAGCTGCTATTATTGCCGTAATAATTGGTAAATCCCAAGAGCTTGACCGTACGATGCAGGGCATAGGACAGTCAGTCGCAGGCATGACCAATGTTGTCAATGGTGCGCCTAACCGTGTGCGTTACTCATATGCATCCGGCATTGACTATGTGCCGTCTGATCGCGTGGCACTTATCCACAGGGGCGAGGCTGTCATACCGGCACATCAGAATCCTTATAACCCATCAGCGACAAATCCGATGGGCGGCAATACCACAATAGTCCTCAACGTCAAAATGGACGAGGTTGATGAAGTTTACAAACTCGTGCAGGTCGTTAAGAGTGCAAGGCAAACAATGAGAGCAGGGGTGGTGATGGTATAATGGCACAGCATACGATACAAATACCGATAACTGAAGACACATACTGTGATAAGAATAACCCAAACACAAATTATGGAAGTTCGACACAGTTGAAGGCTGGTGGTGGATTAGCAATCCCGACATATGATATTAACTTTAAGTATCATACGATGATGAAGTGGGATAGCAGCCTACCGGGATTACCTGAACGGAAAAAGCTTATTAGTGCATACTTGAAATTATACTCTCTCACTGCCATATCAAGTAGTGATCGCATTGTTGCAATATACGGGATTGAGTTTGATGAGATGGTATCTACATATAATAGCTTAAGCCTCGACGGCCACTATATGGCTCCGGAGTATTTTTATCTTACAGACGCTGCTGCTAATAACTATATAAGCCTTAATATTTTAAACAGCGAAAAGATAAAAATAAAAAATGGCAAGGCTCGCATCGGTGCTGTTGGTGCTAGTGATAAAACTTTTATTTTCGGCTCAAGGGAATCTGCAAACGCACCTTATATTGAGTTGACATATGAAGATGTTCCTCCTTCGGCTCCTACGCCGACTGACCCGATCGGAGCATATAAAGACAACAAATCCATTATCCGCTTTGCATGGCAGTATAATAGCGAAGTTGGCGGTGAGCAGAAGGCATTTGACTTGCAATGGAGCACAGATCAGGTGAACTGGACGACTGTATCACAGACCACGGCCAACAACTACTATGACATGCCTGCCGATACCCTGCCGGCCGGTAATATCTACTGGAGAGTGCGGACCTACAACGAGTATGATGAGGTCGGACCGTACAGCGATATACAGTCTTTTTACGCTATCGGAGCTCCGGCAGCTCCTGTGCTAAATGCGGTGCCAACCAACTCCGCAAGACCTGTTGTGTCATGGTCAGCATTTAGTCAGCAGGTATATCAGCTGCAGGTATTGTCCGGCGATACAGTAGTCTATGATAGCGGTATAGTGCCCGGCATAAACATACGTCAACACAAAATAAAAGCGTGGCTAGCAGATGGAGAGTACACTGTACGCATACGCATTAAAAACGAATATGACCTCTGGAGCGAATGGGACAGCACAACAGTGACTATATCTACAGATAAGCCCGAAAAGCCATCTATTGCATTGCAGCGGTCCGCATATGGTGCGGAGATAACAGGGACCGGCCTTGTATATCGGTCGGACTATGACAAAGATGATTATATTTGCATAGGCACAGCATCAGGAACTTATTTTGATAACACTGTCCGAAGTAAAGGCGAGTATAAATACTTT